GCTCCAACACTTTCATTTTGCCATGTGCCAACCCCGCGCCCACTATCAACCCCGCGCCCATCGTCAAAGCCGCGAAGAAACTCACCGCGCAAATCCGGCAAATTGAACGTTGTGCTACCATCACCGACTCCAAATGTTGTTCCAATAACAGAAAACAACGCAGAATATGTTGTTCTGCTGATAGCTGCACCGTTTGCTTTTAACCAACCAGTAGGTATTGTTGTGCTAGGAAATGTGCCACTGAACCTGTTGGTGTATATATTTTGAGATTGCTGTCTACCTCAGGTTTAGTGTATGAAATTGCTAAATCTAATGCTCTGCTCATATAATTAATTTCCTATATTCTTTTAATATTTAATGCAAGCTAAAAGAGCTAAGTTTTTAGGTCTAGTTTCTGTACCGCCTGTTGCTTCAATTAGACCGGTTGTACTCCATCCAACAACACCAATCTCACCTGTAACACCGGTACCAGGATACCCGGGCACATTGTTTGAATCACCACCACTAAAAGATTGATATAATCTATGAGTGTGTGTTTTTAGATCGTCTGCTTGATAGCTACCAAATGCTCTAGATGGGTCTAAAAGTCTACCATCATCCCAACCCCTAACAAATAGTCCTCGTAAATCAGGTATTTTAAACGTGGTACTACCATCACCAGCACCAAACGTTGTTCCAATAGAGGCAAATAGATTTGCATAAGTGGTTCTGCTAATTGTTGACCCATTGGCCTTTAACCATCCGGTAGGCGCTGTATTTCTAGCAAAGAATGACACTGCACCTGCCGGTGCTAGTTGCACACCCAACTGTTGAACGAATGCCGTGTTTGCGATTTGGGTTGTATTAGTACCAAATGCTGGTGTTGGTACGGTATTAACACCATACATTGTAACACTATCCAATGTGGCAACATTAAAAGTGGACCAAGCAATAGTGTTAACAACCCAAGTAGATTGAAGTGTTGTATTAAAAACAATACTATTGCCATCTGTTGCTGTATAGTCAGATGGGTCTAGTAAGTTACCATTAAGATAAACGTGCAAAAACCCTACAGTATAAGGAGTATACACGGTGTTTCCTGTTAATCCTGTATGGCTTCTGGTATCAATCTGACTTTGGGTCAGAGGTTGATTCCCTAAAAAAGCTGTCATTTTAATTCTCCGATATAATTATTATATGAATCTATTTATGTATCAATTTACCAAATTATATCTGAGATGGATTCTTCATCAGCTTCTTCTATTTGTTTCAGTAGTTGTTGTTTCTTTTGGAAATCTAATTGATACTTGATAGCAACGGCTTTAACAATTTCTTTAGCTTCATCTAGCGTTAATTGGTGTTCAGTTTTATTTGAATCATATAATGATACAGTTGTTTGGCCAATTGATTCAGCAAGACGAACAGCTGAATCCAGCTTGGTTGCACTATCGAATCCACCAACCCAAGAAATGTTGTTGTGGCTTACTGGTAAATTTGATTCAATGTTAAATGAGTTCTTTATTTCAAATGACTTTTCAGACTTGAGTTGGTCTAATGATTTTGGTGTTTCGACATAGGGTTCAATTTCACCTAAGTCTCCATTTATTGCTTTATTGTACAATTCAACACCAAGAGGTTCAACATCATCAGGGGAGGCAGTAAAAGGAATCCACCCATAATCGGGGTGATCAATTTCCATATCTATTGCATCATATTTATATTTTAAATTTTTTACTTGCATTTATGAATCCTTAACCAAAGTACAACATCATAATAGTCGTCTATATTACAACCACCATTTTTATATAAAAATTGCGTTCCTATATTTCATATCAACTAATCCTCAAAAAAACTTGAACCCATTCTGCTATTTGTTCATCGGTGCCGCTGACGAAAGTATTAACCATAACTCCCACACCCATTGCTTTCCAAGTGCCCACTCCAACACCATCTAAACTTGAAGCTGGATAATTAGAATTGCTGGCGATGGGATTAGTTTCTGTGTTTATTGTTGCTATTCTACATAGAGCATAGCCCCCAACAACTTGAGAGCTAGCTCCGGCTGTGGCGGCTAATACACTAGCAGTATCTACTGTTGTTTGTGGTACCGTGACACTCTCAGAACCACCATTCCCTTTATAAAGACTGATGGTATTGCCACTGATTCGCAGTGCATCAGTAGAATGAAGTGCTTGCGCGGAATTAGTTGTCACCTTACTGTCTAGTGCCGTTTGTAACCCTGTGACATCATTTACGATAATGTCAGCTATAGCTGATTGTGGTTGCGTAGTTCCTAAGAAACTCATATACCCTCCTTAGTTACACTTCATCTAATGTAGAAATATGGGCATCAGCAGCACCACCAGTGTTTTTGATGATTACTTGCGCCGTTTCACCTGTCATCATAACCAATTTGCCTTGTAGAGCTACCAATGAAGATCCTCTTGGTATGACTGTGTTTTTAACTAAAAATTTGTCTCTAACCTTAACATCAACAGTAATGATGTCATCTATCGTATTAGATACAAGAAACCCAATAACAACAGTTGTTTCTGGAAACGTATGTGTCGCCGGTGTTGTGCTTGTTGCTGATATACTGGTGCCTTTAAAAGCCATTTTAATTTCCTTTTATTAAATTCGTATTAGCCACCCAAAGCAATAGCCATATTGATAGCTTGTTGCATTGCGATTGCATGTCGAGCCGATACTTCATCTTCTCTAGCCATAGGTATACCGCCTACAGTTGATTCATCATGAAGAACGATTGATTTTTTGTCTGTATCCATCATGAATTCACCAGCAAAACCAGTGATGGTGTTCATCTGTGCTGTACCATAGCGCCGGAATTGTAAAACTTTAGTACTCATTATTCGCGTCCTTAATTCATTAAGTCTATTGAAGTGGGTTCAGCCATCATTAGGTCTGTTCTAAACTCATCACATAATAGGTTCGTATATGGGTTTAATGGTGTCATCATATCAACTTTAATCGGATAACCTGGTAATCTATTTAACCAAAGACCCATGTCGTATAAATACGCGCCAAACACGCCTAATTGCTGTAATACTGATAATTGGGTACTTAGACCTTGCATGTAGTTAACAAGGTAATTGTATCTATTTCGCCATTCAACCATATTATGGTGTTTGTCTATTAGATATTCATCTTGTTTAAATTCCGAACAATGGCCTTCGCATAATTCAATTGCCATTACTAACCTCCATTATCTTCACCGGTAAAACCATACCATTCAGGCTGGCATACTTGAGGTATACATTGTAGTTCGGCTACCAAAATATCTATAGAATGGATGAGCTCATTGTATTTAGTTCTCCATTCTTCTATGCTATTTTCGTCACCACATAAAAAATCTTCATTTTCAATGATTTCGAATGCCATATTAGAAACCTACTAAAATCTTGTACTCTTCTGATTGGTTTGCTGTTCTGTATATTGGGATTCTGTTGTCAACGTATAAAATTCGACCAGAGTTTTCATCGAATGTTTCAGGCAAAATTGATCCTTGTTCTAAAACAACACCGCTTGTATCTTTAACAGAACTCCATAGAGCTAATTGTCTAAATTCATTTAGGTCTTCTAATGATAAGTCAACTTCACTTACTGTTCTATTGATCATCATTGTTACGCATCTGGCTAAGTACGCAGAATCAGGATGAGGGACAGAATCACCACCACCTTGATAGTTTGGCCAATAAACCGGAATCCATTCATCCGTAACAAACTTAACAAATAAATTTGGTTCGGTGATTTTGTATAAGAATTGCCAGCTTGGGTTTGCGTCTTGGTAATTGTAATGGGTTGGTTTTGTATCACTAGCAACAGCGGTTTTCGCCATATACACGTTCCACTCATCGGTAATAACAACGGTGCCAGCTTCATATGATTGACTTAATTCCCAATTAATTCTAGGAATAACAGGGGATACGTCTGTGTTTAATACCTTTACACCAGCAATCGCATTCGGCCTAAATTCATCGGCAACTGTAAATGTGTTTGGTACCGGTACACTGAATCCTATATCCGTTTCTGTGTTACCTAAAACATCGTTTGGCCATGAGGTGTCTTTACCAAAAAACAGATGCATTTGGTCATTTGGGATAATACCAAAGAAGTTGTTAATGAATGATAGTAGGTTATTTGTTCTAAATTCTTGTGTTAATACTGCAGACATTCTTTGTTTTCCTATTAAAATAAACTCTATTAATGTTATTTAGTGTTTAGAATTGTGTTAGTTCCGATTCCACTGTAAAAGACTCAAAGTTTATAAATGATTCCGATTTTGGTAATATTTTTGTTACTCGAGCCTTAGGCATTACTTGTTCATACATCCTTTCATTTATATATTTGTCCTGATCCACAAAGTTAATCATAGAGTATTCGCTTAAATCGTGAAGATTATAAAACCCACCAGAAGTCCTACCCCAATACTTGGTATAATCAAACTCATAAGGATTGTATACTGAATAGAGCTCATTTTTTCTGTACCAAACTATAGTGTAGTTTGGTGTAATTGGTGATCCATCGACAACCCTTGCGCTCACCATATCTAAAGCAGCGCTCACCATAAAAAATAAATGAACCAATCTATAACCCGCAGGAATAACAGTCATTCTCAACAATTCAAGGTACATTGTTGGTGGCACATTTGTTTTAAAAATAATAGTAAACGCCGCGATTCTGTTTCGTATGTCTTCTAATATTTGTTCTGTGACAGGCGGATTACCAAATTCATCTAGAAAACATGTTGCCTTAACAGGAACAGGTCTACCAGCTAATAATTCATCACAATCAATGACTTCATTATTAACTAAAAGATCATCAATTCTATCTTGATAAACTGAAAAATCTAATTTTAGGCTATATTCAATGTCGTTTTTAAAACCAATCACATATACCGTTTGATCAAATTCATCTGGAACACTTACCGCTGGATTTCTAACAATAGACAGCATACCCGCAATAAATCGCAAAGTGTATGCTCCGGTAGGATGCTCGTATACAACGTCATCAATATCAATATACTGATAGCCACCAATTTCCTTGTAGAACAATGTGTCTATTCTCGGGTTAATTTCACTTAGGACGTAAAATCCCTTATTGTCTTTCCAGCGAATCAGCTCGTCTTTCCAGCCATCCAATTGTAGAAGATTTGTGTCTGTTACTAATAATCTACCACCAGTGTTATAGAAAAATAACACCTCACCATCTTCGATACGATGGTCTGTAACCAACCATATGTTATTGGATCCGTTGTCGTTATAGTCTTTAAAGTATGTTATAACCATTCCGGTTCTAGTCTGGTCACCTGACACATAAAATGGCTGATTTGAATACGCATCAAATAACCCAACAGGCAAAGGATTATTAAAATCGTCAACCTCCACAACCTTAAATGCATAAGGTTTGGCTTCAGTATAATTACCAAATCTACCAAATTCGATTTCAATATCTCTAGCAAATAATGCTCTAAAGAGGTACATTATGCTGTCAACTGTACCTTTGGTTTTATTAAGCATTATTGTTGTTTTGAATAGATTTTTTATTTCATCTAATGTTAAATTTTTTATTTGCGTTACTAAAGGTATATCGTGAGCATATTCGTATTTTAGGTTTTCTATGAAGTCCATAGAAAGTTGATCGATATCAATACGAACAGCCGGATCATACATTTTACTTTCGACGTACTCTAAAAATGCATTAAAAAACTCAACAAAATCTGGAGCAGTTTCTTCAATTGCATTTGATAGATAATTTTTAATATCTAGGACGTTTTTCATGTATTATCCTAATTGTTGACCTGTTCTAACTTCAATGAAATTCCAGGTATATCTGTTGCTATCAATTAATAGGGCTTCTCTTTGTACTTTGATAAATGGATCAACAGGTTCAAAATAAACACTCAAATATCCATCATATCCAATATGAGATCCTTCAATGTTGAATGAAATTATTCCTGATGTGTAATTGATTGTGCCAACGTCACCGAAGTTGCTTTTTATTACCCCATATTGGATTCCATCTACAGTTTCAGTATATTCATCATATAAACCGAAATCAGAAGATGACAGTGTTCCAACCTTAATTTCGTTGTTGATCTCTCCAAGATAGGTTAATGGTTGATCCTTAAACAATTCAGTTTCTGCTTCAATGTCAATATTGATTACTGAACTCACTATAGCTCTATCAGAAGAATCCACCATGCTTTGGATTCTGCTCACAGGCAAGTAAGTATCAAACTTAACAATAGAGCTATCATATAAAGATTGCGTGTTTCTAATGATTGAGTCTTTAATAGCACTGATTTCTCTATCAAGCAACTGTTCATCGTAGTAGATTGTTATGTTGTGTCCGACCTTGAGATAAAGGGGATCTAACAAATTTATACGGATACCACCAAGAATATAATTTTTACTCATTGTTCTAAGAATGATGTCCTTGGTGTATTGTTGCAAGTATGGTGTTACTCTATAGTTTCTTGGTTGTAGAGCAACTGTAACTTTACCCAATTCAAGTGCATCAGTGCTTTGAAGGTCGTTGATATCCCATGCGTTTGCTCTGATGATTTCATTGCTAAAAATTGTTTCTAAAACATAGATATAATCTCTAACCGTTACAGCTCTATTTTGGCTAATATTTGAATATGTTGCATTTTTACGAATAGATTCAGTATCTTCTCTTTCGGTACCTCCATAAGGTGGTACGATTGGTTCGTATTTCAAATATTTCGTGTAGTTGATGCCATCAATAATAAGTTGGTCGGTGTAAGCTATTTCAAATGGTGCTACGCCGGCATTGGCACCGGATCCAGAAGATTCAAGATATGTTACTTTGATTGAAGCATTTAATCCTGGATTTGCCGAAATGTTTCCATCACCAAAATAGATTTCATATAGACCTTGATTATTTTCCTGTAGATACCAGATTTTGCTCAAAGATGTGTATCTGATACCTGATGTAGCATATTCCCATCGTTCATTAGCCACATCCACTCTAATTGTTGTTGTGTCTACACCAAACGGTAAAACGATTTTTTGGTCTATTGCGTAAGATGTGTTCTCAACTCTTCTTACACCTTCCCATACAACCATGTTTTCTATTTCGTATACACCAGCATCATTAAAGATTGCGTATGTGTTTAACGTGCTAAACTGGTAAATTTTGTCCAATAGTTTTACAGAGAAAGTCGAGCCAACCGGAATGGTCATTGAATCAGGCAAAAATATTCCGTCAGCATTGATTGCGTCCACGTCTAATCTTAAATTAAGAGGTAGTCTGGCGGTTCTTCTAGATTGTGGGATGTACCCCATGCCCTTCGCTTTAGCTACAATATTGCTTCTTTGTGTTGCAGTGTCTAAAAATGTTTCATTTAGCGCAAAGGATTGATAAACGTTTGTGTGGTATGCAACATATGTTAACATGTCCACGAGAAAGCTAATGTTGGATCCCTCAAATTCCCAATCACTGAATTGGTCTTTGGATTTAATGAACTCAACAAGATTTGCTCTTGTTTCGTCGTATGAGATATCTTGTAGATTTATTTTGTCCATTTAACTTCCCTGAAATTATATCCGTGTATCATCTATTTAGAGCTAAATCTAGAGCTATTGGTGTATCTGAACTACCATTATTCATCGCAAATATAATTCTAATTGATAATGAGTTTTCTTCACCATTAACAACAACATCCAATAGTTTTGCTCTTGGCTCATACTGAGAGATAATGAATTCAATTTCGCTTTGAATTTCGTAATGTAAAATGGCAACGTTGAGTTCACCTATAGCACCATAGATGTTGCTGCCTTTTTCTCTTTTATGTGGAATGGTTCTAACTTTAGTTAAGATAAGATTTTTTATTGAATTCTTGACGCAAGCTTGGTCCTGTAATCTACCAATATCATTTGTGATAGGATGTTTTTTGCTTACGTTTAAATCTATATCAGTATACTGAGCCATTCTATATCCCTAATCTATTATTCATTATTTAGTTTATTGTAATTAGCTGACCTTTGATAGCACAGATACCGCCAGCCTCAATGGTATAGTTTCCTGATACTTTGTGAGTCATGTTTCCGTTATAATTAACGTTGGCTGTGCCAGAAATAGTTACATCAGAGTTGCCATCAACTTTTACGGTAGAATTGCCCTTGATTGTTGTATTTGCGTCGCCATCAACCGTGATATTACATGCACCCTTTATTAAAATGTTTTGGGATCCATCAGTTGTCTCATACCCAGAACCAACATTATATTGAACTATGTCTCCGTTTGGATGAAACTCGGTATAGCTACCAGACTTATGTCTAATATGAATTCTTTCAGCACCTTCTGTATCATCTAATTCGATAATATGACCACTAGGTGTTTCAATGACTTGGTTATTTGGGTACTTTGCATTGTATGGGTCTGTTGGTTGATCCCATGTAGAACTCCCGGCACTCACACCAGTAGATCTTTTCTTGTTAGGGACAATTGTCTTGTCTATGTTT